TGATCGTGGGAGACACAATGAAGGCGGTCTGGTAATTTTCACGATTAAGCATATTCGGGTTTAAAAGAAGATTTGTAGCAAGAACCGACTTACCAGTATGGCGTTTTCCTATTATACCTAATACAAAATGCTTCTCTAAATCAGGGAGATTAGGGTGAATAGGGACTTTTAATGTATTAGGTATTGTATCAATATTTTTAACAGGATAAATATTTAGATCTGTCATCGTATAATATAATTATAGAATAAAATATTTTTCGTCATTTAACGATTATATTTTGAAACTAATTTAGATAATTTATCTTTTTTCAACATATCTTCGTAATTTTCCGCAAGGGTTTTAGGGTATTTTATCGGTTTATTTGACCCTCCTATAAATACTTCTTTCATTTTAACTTTCTTTGACTTAACTCCTTTTTTAACAGCACCGAAAAGTAAGTCATTAACATGGTCTTTTTGAGATTTAATCATTGAAATTATTATATAAATATATAATATATTAAAAAAAGATAATGAAACTACTATTATGCACGAATAGCAAAAATACTACACCTATTACTTTTAGTTCAGCAAGTAATTTTAAAGCAGTATTTAATAGAGTAATCAAACTACCAGCGTATACTCAAATATGCGTATTGAGTTCTGTATCAACGGACGCACAACAACCTAAATTACATTATGTTAATATCACTAATCTACCAGTTCAAACACTATCAGGTAATAGTGAAAAAGGTAATACTACTACAAAAGTAGGATATATATTGAGTAGTGATGGAAAAGGTAATGAAAACCATTTGAAAAACTGGATTGATTTGAATAATACTACCGAAATGACTATCACAGATTTAGATATATTACTTACGAATGAAGATAATGAAGAAAGTTCAGGTTTCTCAAGTAGCACTGAAATATTGTTAGGATATAGACAAGATCCTTCTCGTAGAGGAACAACAGAATATTTTAAATAATTTAACTAATGAAATATTATGAATAAATTTTATATTTTTTTTCTATAAGTATATTATAAACATAATGGAAAATACCGATGGAACTTTTCAGATGAATAAAATGCCTTCTATGTTAGATATAAAACCATTAGAACAATTGAGCGAAATCAAAGAAGTAATTGAAGAACCAGATGAAGAAGTCCCTGTAATAGAGGAAAATACTACTATATTTGTAAAACCTCCTACTAATAAAGTGAAAAAAAAGAGAGTATTAAGTGAAAAACAGAAAGCACATTTAGAAAAATTGAAAAAAATGAGAGCAGAAAAATATCAATTAAAATTAGAAGAAAGAGAAAAAGAACAATTATTGAAATTAAAAGAAAAATTAGAGAAGGAGAAAAAGGTTGAAAATGTAAAAAAACCACCCGCTAAACCAGTTGTAGAAAATAAAGTAATAAAACAAAATAAAAAAGAAGAAATGTCAAATCAAGAATACATGAATACATTTTTTCAAAATATGGAAAAGTTTGTTTCGTTGAGTGAAAGATTAGTCAAAAGTAAAATTGGAACTAAAACTACAGGACCGGTCAAAATTCCTAAAAAAGACCCTTTTAAGGATATGAAACCGAAAGCAACACCTAAACCACCAGCACCTAAACCACAACCTACAACTATAAATTGGTTAGAACCACAAGCAAGTTATAATTATAAGAACCCATTTGGTTATTAAAATATGTTAATATATTATAAAAGAATTTAATAATGAGTGTTTTTTCTGGAAATTATAGTGTTGGAGACGCAATAGCAAGTTTAGAAAAACAAAAGAGAGATTTAGCAACACAAACATACGATCAAGCATTACAAGATATACAAGAGGAATACACTGAAAAAGCAAATTTTTTCGGTGATTTAGAGAAAGCAGGTGGTATAGGTATAGGAGCAATTGCTGGAGCGAAAGGGTTATATTCTACATTTAAGAAAGTTAAGGCAAAATGGAATGCTAGAAAGAAAAATAATGAAGACGCTGACGATGAAGGAGATGCATCAAAAACACAGGAAGAACCAGAACAACAGGAAGATACTACTACTGCTGAAGAAGATCGAATTGATTTTGAACCTGACGATGATTTAGAAGACCGAATATCAAATTTAAGATTTGAAGGAGAAGATGACGAAGCAGAATTACCAGAACCATTAGGACAAGAAGATGACGAAGCAGAATTACCAGAACCATTAGGACAAGAAGAAACACCAGCGGGACAAGAAGAAGCACCAGCAGGAGAACCAGACTTACCAGCAGGAGAACCACAGGTAGGAGAAACACCCTTACAACCTAAATTTGTTGATGATCCAGATAATCCAGGTCAACAAATAGAAACTGCCGAACCTTCGGGTTCTGGCGTTGGTGGCGACATTGAGATGACTGATGTATCAGGAGCAGAAAATCAACCATCAACGGAAGGTCCTGACCCAGATTTCACAGGAACAGGAGACGCAGAAACTACAGCAGAAACTACCGCAGAAACTACAGCAGAAGATGTAGCAACAGATGTAGGGGCAGATGTAGCAACAGAAACTGCATTAGAAGCGGGAGGAGCAGTCGCTGAAGCATTAGGACCGGCAACATTTGGGATCGGAGATATTGTAGGATTAATCATGCAGGGTATTGGTTTCGCCACCGCTGGGGGAACTGCCGTTGCTGGATTAATTGGAACTGACGACGCTGAAAAAGATGAACAAGCGGAAGCAAGTCAAGCAAAACAACAAGAATTACAAGATATAGCAACTCCTCCAGATGTTGCGGGAAAATTTGCGACAGCACCAGTTTCGTCAATTCAGAGGTTTATGCAATAATATTATGACTTTATTATTTTTTTTAAATTTAAAAATTATAAAAAATATATTTATTATATTATATAAAATAAAAAGCATAATGAATACCGCAAGTAATATCATTTTTGAAGAGAGAAACACGAATGTAGGTTTGGGCGAAGTTATTAGATTTCGTTTGCCTCCTGATCTCAAAATTATCAATACGCAAGAAACTTACATGAAATTTAATATGGTTGTAGGAAGTCAAGCATTAACAAGAAAACAAACTGGTTTTGTAGCAGGAAATAGAGCAGATGTTGAATATCAAATGGCATGGGTTTGCGATCATGCCTCAAATCTTATCAAAAATCTAACAATTAAAGATGGGTCATCAGGGACAATTATAGAACAAATTACCGATTACAACAGATTACACCAGGTATTAAGACCTTTTATAAAAAATACTTCTATGAAAAATTTAGATAAATTGTATTGTGGTAGTGATACTCAAAAAGTAGTTTTGAAAAATAAATTGACTACACGAACTATTGATGGAGCAGGAGCAAGCACACAAGGAGAAACACAGCAGAATAACGAAGTAGAAGTTTTATTAGCATTAGATTTATCAGGTTTGTTAAATAACGCACAACCTCTACCTGTTATGATGTTTCCTAATGGTATTGAGGTAGAAATTTTATTAGAAGAAGACGCATATAAGGTAATTCACGCTCAATCCGATCAATCTGGTCCAGAAGCAACTAACTATGCCGATCAAAAAGGACTACAAAATGTGAATGGTGGTTATAGAACAGGTTTCGCATATTGCACTGACGGACTACAAAATGCTCCAGTAGCATCTGTTTTAGTTAAGAAAATTACAAACGCAAGAAATGACAATGCTTTCACTGGTGATGTAAGTGCTACTACAACGGCAGACCACCCATTTTATAACGGACAAACAATAACATTTGAAGCATCAACAGGAGATGTTGACGCTATTATTAATAAAGTTGAATTAGACGCAGGAACACAACAATTAAAATTAGATATTGTGAATACAGATTTCACAGGTAATACAACTGCTGATATGAATATATATATTAAGAATAGTGATTTATCAAAACCTAGAATTACTTTGAGTGAATTACAAATGGTAGTAGGAACTATTGATCCTACACCGCAACAAATGTCTCAATTAGAAGGTTCATTGAAAGGAGGTTATTCATATCCTTATAAAACTTATAATGATTTCCCAGTTAATCAAAATAGCGGAGCATTACAAGTTTCTAATTTAATTAACTGCCGTTATAGAATGGCGAAATCTATATTGAGTTTCTGGGAAGATGTGGGTGGTTCAACTGATATTGATAAAGTTAATTTATTACCAGTTTTGAATAGTAGCGTTGTTCCTTCGTCATATCAATACAAAATTCAAGGTCTATTAGTTCCACAAAGAGAGGTAGATTTGACTGCTATTAATAGAAATAGAACTCAAACTTCCGCCTGGAATTGTGTAAGAATTAAGGAATTAGAACAATCATTACAAGCGTGCGGATTTCAGGTTCGTAGTTTAGAAGATCAAGACGGAGTTGCACTATTCGGAAGAGCATTAGTTCCAGCAGGAAGTGGGTTCACTCATGATTTGAGTAATGATAGTGAAACAAGATTGTTAATTAAATATACAACTCAAAATGCTTCATTACTTCAACACAATTTCGTATGCAGTGTGAAAAGTCTGATGATTTCTTCTAATGGAGTAGAAGTTGTAGAATAATTAAGACAATTTTAATTTTATTTATTATAAAAAATATATTTATTATATTATATAAAATAAAAATACAATGTCAAACAGAGTAGTAAGGATTAGAAAGAACAGAAACTTCCCGATTAATAGTCGTTCCGTTTATAGTTTTTTTAACGGAAACCCAAATATTGATTTTGAATTAGCATCTGATCCATCAAGTTTAGTAGATGTTAGAACTATGAGATTGAACTTTCAATTGAATATTAAAAAAGCAAATGGAGACCGACCAAACAATGCGAATACTAGGGGAACTGGGGCGACTGAATGTCAAATTGACCCTCGTGTAGCAACAAATTCTGTTATAGATGTAGTTCGTTTGTCTAATTTAGAAAGAAGTGAAGTTATAGAAGAAGTAAGAAGTTATAGTAGATTGCTCGCATCAACCGCTCCAGTGTTGACAAGTTTTTCTGCTTATCAAACATGGGGAAGTAATAAAAATAATGCTTTCGCCAGACAAGATACAGAAAATTTAGCAGTTAATGGTGTAGTTAATTGTAATCTACAAATTAGAACTGGACTTATGAATAATGGAGTTCCTCTTTCAACTGCACTTTTAGGTGGATTAAAAATATCTCTTCAACTTTCGCCAGATAATTATGTCCTTTTCGGCGGAAATGCTTCAGATTTCCACTACGAGATGTCATCGGTGGTTTTGACTTATGATACATTAGTTTTAGAGCGTCCTATGATGCCTACAGCAGATAATTTTCAATATCCAGCGTATGCTTCATTCCTCAATACTCTCGCTTCTGGTGATGACCAAAAATCTCTAATGATGAATTTAGGGTCAGTAAGGTCCTTTTTCACCAATTTTATCAAAACTGCTTCATTGAATAATTTCACAGCAAATAGTTTAGAAACAAATAGAATTAAGAATAATGCTGGTGATGATAAAGAAATTCAAAATTTGAATTTTATGAGACAAAATGTTAAATTTCCGCTCAAGTATGATATTAATGAACGAATTGTATTGAATAATGCTACATATCCAGCATTTTTAAATAGAACATTTTTAGATGCTTTCCGTCCTTATAGAAATATTACAAGTTCTCTACAAAGTCCAGCAACACAAGGAGATAAAACAATTAAAGCAGATGACTACAATCAACCAGATGAAAAATACATAGGAGGAGCAGGTATTCGCTACGATGCATTGAATGTAGGACAAGGAGTAGATTTTAAGAATGCTATGTTTAGTAGTAGAAACCAAAATAAATTACAAGATGGAACAACAAATACAGAATTTTCTTTCGCATTATCCAATCAGGGTCTAAAAGTTTCCCAACAATCCGTTCAACCAGTTATGTAAGAACTTATAAATTATTTAATTTTATTTATTATAAAAAATATATTTATTATATTATATAAAATAAAAATACAATGAGTGTAGAACAAGTTGATGAAGTAGGACAAATGCTAAAAATTAATGACCCAAAAAGGTCAGGGAATGTTCGGGTAGAAAGTGATATTTTAGAACCGCAACAAAGTTCGCAATCATACGCCACATTTAACATCAGAACAGCGGGTATTTTAAGTAATGATAGTAGACTGCAACTTCCATTGTATGCTACAAATGCGAATACCAGATTGACTTGTTATGGTGGAGCAATGGCGAAAATTAGACGAGCATTATTAAGAACCAGAATGGGCGGTATTACTATTGCTGAAAGTGAAGATGTTGACTTTTTATGGGCGACAAGACATCATTTTAAATCACAAGAACATAGAGATAAAGTAGCAAGATATAAAACTGGAGCGTGGAATGTATGGGAATATGGAGTTGAAGGAGCATTCACAGGAAAATATGTATTAGGTGGTTTAGATACAGCAGGAACAGACCAGGATGTAAGATTTAGAGTAGGAAATGGTGAAGCAAACGCAACTTCTTTTAGTATTTCATTGAAAGACTTATTTCCGGAACTTTTTCCTTTTTCCATCCCGTTATACCTTATAGAAGGTGGAGTTCAATTATTTCTAGAATTCGCAACAGACCACAATGACTACGCAGTTTCTACAGATGGTAATAATGCAAACATCGGAGACATCGATATTAAATTATCCGATCTTAAATTTGTGAGTGATCATGTATTTATGGATAATTCTGTTATGGATAGATTGCGTGGAGTTTCCCAAACTGATAAGGGTCTGGTCATCCCATTCGCGAACTATAATTTAATAAAATTGACAAGATCAGCACCAGCAGAACCAGTAGCAGACGCAAAAACTGATACTACATATACTAATAGTATAGGCATGAATGGACTAACGATCAAACATCTTTTAATCCATAATCAAGCACAATCAGCAGACGGAACACCACTCGGTTTTCAAAAAATATCAGGAAAATATGCTTCTTCTGGAGATTTAGTCGGTGTAGGAGGACAGCAAGTCCAAATTCAATTGAATAATGAAAACTACTATACCCAGAATTTAGAGGAACAGGAATTTTATCCAGAATTAGAAAGTTGTTTCAATTTAGCACCAAGTATACCAGCACCAGTTTATTCAACTATGGGTGGTGTCAATGACGGACAAGGTGGAGACACTGGTAATAAATATGAAATTGCACCAAGAAACTTAATTGCGAATGTTAATCTTTTTACTGGTGTATCACAGCACTCTCTATCTGGTTCAGCAAATATTATAGGTATTAATTTCGCACACAATAAAGTTAATAATGGAATGAATGGATTAACCATCGGAAAAGCACCCACACAATTAACTTATGTTCGTAGTTTCACTAATGGAAGATCACAGAACTTACTTTCTCGTGTATATGTATGTGTCTCTCGTATGATGAGTATTAGAAACGGACAAGTATTGAATAACCAGTCCTAAAAAAAAGACCCGAAATAAATCTGATTATTTTTTTTTCTATTCTAATTATAAATCAAAAATATATGGTTAAAAAATTAGAGTGCAAAACAAATAAACAAGGGAAAACCTTTTGTGATAAAAGAAAGGGAGGAAAACCTAATACTTCCTATAAAAAATCAAAAAAATCAAAAATGGATATAAATACATTTATGGGTAAGAAGAAACCAGCAATGACAAAAGCAAAAAAAGTTAAAAAATTAAAAGAAATGGGTGTATCTGCTAAAAAATTACAAGGAATGCTTGCTGGTGAAGTTAATAAATTATATAAACAAAAGACAGAAAAGAAACCAGCAAGGAAACGCCGAACAAAAAAAGAAATGAGTGAAGCGAGAAAGATGGGTATGGAAGATGTAGACGCACCAGCACCGAAACCAGCAAAGAAACCAGCAAAGAAACCACCAAAGAAACCACCAGCAAAGAAAATAATGCCTTTTGAGGAGTGGGTGGATAGTCGCAATAATCCTATGGAAGAAGAAGTAGAAGAACAGATAGGGGAAGAAATAATGGATCAATTATATCCTGGAAGAGAATGGGATAGTTTAACGGATAAACAACAAGAAAGATTAATGTTAAGAACTAATAGGGAAATAGAAAGACAGCAAAAGAAATTATATAAAGAATGGAAGAAAAAGCAAAAATAAGAATTTAACCTAAATAAAATATAAATATTATATAAATTTTTTTTATTTTTATTATATGTATGTATTATAAAGCATTATGAGTAATCAGGCAACAAAAACAATTATTTTTGAATGCCCTCGTATTCAAAGTATAGGAGTGAATAATTCAAATGAAGATTATAACAATAAGTCAAAATGGACTAATAATGTCCCTCCTACCCTATTGAAAAGAGGAGATACTTTAAACTTACAACAAGTATTAATAAATGTAGCAGGAGCAGATAGTAATGCTATATCGTTTGAAAATACACAGACGACACCTAATAATGGAGTATTAGATAATTATAGTTTAATGGAAATAGGTTTTTATTTAAATCATAATGGAATAAATTCATTAGGACTTCCGTTTAAATATATAGGACAAGGAGCAGGAGATGATTTCAATGGAGCAATGGAATTTGATACGGATACAAAAACTGGAGATGCTATTAATGTAGCACATGGAAGTGCGAAAGACTTACAATATTTTCAAAACGCAATAGATACTGGACCACCTACTGCAAACCCTGTAGCAAATGGACCTCGTGATTGTGAAAGTGCGAATATTCATCAAAGTATAGACGGAGAAAGATATGCGAAAGTAGATCCTAATTACAAAGGGTGGGTAAGAACAAATGGAAATGCTTTACAGACTTCAGAAGTTAAATTAATGACTGATACAATACCATTTGATATAGATGTAGGATTTATAGCACCGACAGCATTAGCGGATACTATGACTTTAACAATGAATAGAACAATTAACCCTTCCAGTAGGACAGATGGGGAGAAATTTGTTCCATTCGCATATCAAAATAGAATGGATGGAAATCCAGGACAGGGAGGGACAAAAATAACCCAGCAACATTTTAACGGATATTGCCTGAAAACAATAAACGCTAATCTCCAGAGACAAAATGACGAACAGCATTTTATATATGGAAATATATGCACGGATAATCCTTATAAATGGAAATATGGAACAAGAC